GATGACTTGGTAATGCCTCTGGTACTGTTCGGATGGCTTACAACTAACAGTTATTTTAAAGACCTAAATAATGTTAATCTACGAAATATTATGTACGCTAAACAAATGCAGGCGATCGAAGAAGAATTAACACCATTCGGATTCTATGAAGATGGTAAGCCAGAAAAGGCTCCATTAAACTTCTAGAAATCGTGTAAAAACTAAATAAAATGTAGACATGAAATTGTCTAGGTAAACTTATTAACAAGGAGAAACACAATGCCGTTCCAATTATCTCCAGGCGTTGCAGTCGTAGAAAAAGATTTCACTTCTATCGTTCCAGCAGTATCATCATCTATTGGTGCTTTTGCTGGGGTATTTCCATGGGGTCCAGTATTGGAACCTGTGACAGTTAGCTCGGAGAACGATTTAGTTCGTCGCTTCGGTAAGCCAAACGATAGTAATTTCCAATCCTTTTTCACAGCTGCGAACTTCCTATCTTATACAAATAATCTATTACTAGTTCGTGCAGACGCTGGATCTTTGAATGCGGTTGCAACTACAACTGGCGGTCTTGGTACTGTCACTGTATTAGACGCTGGTTCTGGTTACTCTTCTACTGCTGCAGCACCTGCTGTTACAGTTGGCGCACCTGATATTGATGGTGGCACACAAGCTGCTGTTACAGTAACTCTTTCTGGTGGTGCAATTACTGCTGTTGCGGTTTCTTCTGGTGGTTCTGGTTATTCTACTGCTCCGTCAGTAACTCTATCTGCTCCATCTGGTGGTTCTGGTGCAACATTTACTACAGTGTTGTCAGCACCAACTATTTCTGGTGTTGCAATTTCTGGAACTGGCGGTCAATTTACTTGTACAGCAACTACATTGGTAGTTGGTAGCACAATTAATATCACTGGTACTCTTGGTGGTACTGGTACTATCACTGGTTACGCAACTGGTACTACATATAAAGTTTCAGCTATTACTGGTTCTGGTTCTTCTGTGACAGGATTCACTTTAACTACTACTGCTGATGTTGCGATTGTTACAACTGCTGGTACTCCAACTGGTCTAACATACTCAGTGACATCAAACCAATCAGTGGCTTCTGTTACTGTTACTGCTGGTGGATCTGGATATAAAGGTACTGTTACTGCTTCTTTCTCTGCTGGTAATGCTACTGCTGGTTCAGTTACTGTTGCTTCTTCAACTATTACTGGTGCAACAATTACTACTGTTGGTTCTGGTTATTCAACTGCTCCAACAATGACTGTTGCAGCACCTCCATCTGGTACTACTGCTACTTTAAACAGAACAATTTCTGTGGCTGGTTTAAAAATTATAAATGGCCAAACATACAATAGCACTTATATAAATGGTGCTGGTATTGTTGGTCCTTTTGCAGCAAAATATGCAGGTACTCTTGGTAACTCTTTAAAAGTTGCTGTATGTGACTCAGCTGGATTTTCTTCTTGGACATACAAAGATGAGTTTGATTCTGCTCCAGGAACTTCTACATACGCTACTAGCGTTGGCGGATCTGGTGACGAAATGCACATTATCGTTATTGACGAAGATGGCGCATTCTCTGGTACACAAGGTACAATCATAGAAAAATTTGCTTATGTTTCTAAAGCATCAGATGCTAAGAAACCTGACGGCACTAATAACTACTACAAAAATGTATTGAATGCTCGTTCAGAATATATCTGGTGGATGGATCATCCTACTGCTGTTACTGGCACAACTGCTTGGGGTTCTGCTGCAGCTGGCGCAACTTTCAAAACATTGACTGCTCCTCTTGGAATTTCTCTATCTGGCGGTACTGATGATTTTGTACCAACTGATGGCGAATTACAATCTGCCTTTGCATTGTTTGCTAATGCTGAACAGTATGATGTTAGTTTAGTTATGGCTGGTAAAGCAACTGCTGCAACAGCTACATATATTATCAATAACATCTGCGAAACTCGTTTAGATTGCGTAGCGTTTGTATCTCCACAGAGCACTTCTACTGCTGATCCAATCATTGGTTCTACCTCTACTGAACAGAATGCAATTATTGCATACCGTGATGCATTGCCATCTACTTCTTATGCAGTTCTTGATTCTGGCTACAAGTATCAATATGATCGTTACAATGACCAATACCGTTATGTTCCATTGAATGGTGATATTGCTGGTCTATGTGCTCGTACTGATTACACTAATGATCCATGGTTCTCTCCAGGTGGTTTAAATCGTGGTCAGATTAAGAATGTTGTTAAGTTGGCATTCAATCCAAGCAAAACACAAAGAGATATGCTTTACAAGTCTGGTGTCAATCCTGTTGTTACATTCCCAGGAGAAGGTACTGTCATGTTTGGTGATAAGACTCTCTTGGCTAAACCAAGTGCGTTTGATCGTATTAATGTTCGTCGCCTATTCATCGTTATGGAAAAAGCGATTGCCACTGCTGCAAAATTCCAGTTGTTTGAATTCAACGATGGATTTACTCGTGCACAGTTTAAGAACTTAGTCGAGCCATTCCTCCGTGATGTCCAAGGTCGTCGTGGTATTACTGATTTCGTTGTTAAGTGCGATGAATCTAACAACACAGGTGAAGTTATCGATCGTAACGAATTCGTTGCTGATATCTTCGTTAAGCCAAATCGTTCTATCAACTTTATCACTCTCAATTTCGTTGCTGCTCGTTCTGCGATTAACTTCTCAGAAATCGGTGCGTAATTCAAGATAAATAGATAAGAACATAAGGAGAATTAAATGGCAAATATTGCTGATTTCAAAGCGCAGATGATCGGTGGCGGTGCTCGCCCAAATCAATTCCGTGTTGAATTAACATTCCCATCATATGTTACACTAGGTGTAGTTGCAGGACAAAGAGCGCAGTTTTTATGTAAAGCTGCTCAATTACCTGCTTCCACTATCGAGACTCTACCAGTCTTGTATCGTGGTCGCCCAGTTAACTTTGCTGGTGAACGAACATTCCAACCATGGACTGTGACAGTTTACAATGATACTACTTTTGGTATCCGTAATGCACTAGAGCAATGGCAATCTGGTATTCAGAATTACAATACAACTAATGGTCGTACTAATCCTACTGACTACCAAGTTGACTTGTCTGTTCACCAATTAGATCGCAATGGTGCAATTATTAAGAGTTATAAGTTTGTTGATGCATTCCCAACAACAATTTCCGCAATCGGTTTAGATTACGAGCAACAAAATGCAATTGAACAGTTTGATGTAGAGTTCCAATACAACTTCTTCACATCAGCTACTGGTGCAGCTGCTGGCTTTGGTGTCAATGTTTCTATTGATACTCCAGTTGGTAGTTTCCCACTTTAATAATTAACTGAAGGTTATTACATAATGCAGATTTTTGGGTTTGAGATAAAGCGTAAGGATGGAGAGCAACTACCGAGTGTAGTTCCTCCAAGTCCGAATGAGACAGGCGCAACCGTAGTAAACACTGGTGTAAATGCTGGTGGATACTACGGTATGGTCATGGATCTTGAAGGTGTTATCAAGAACGAAAATGATTTGATCCGTCGCTATCGTGAGGTTGCACAGTATAGTGATTGTGATGGTGCGATCGAAGACATTGTCAACGAAGCAATTGTGGCTGATGAAGACCACAAATCCGTTGAGATTGTTCTTGATGAATTGAAAGTTTCAGAAAATATTAAAACTAGAATTCGTGAAGAATTTCATAATGTACTCCGTATATTAAAGTTTGACGAAAGAGCACATGAAACTTTCCGTGCATGGTATATTGACGGAAGGTTATATTATCAAATTCTTATCGATGAAACAAGAGTTAAAGATGGTATTCAAGAATTAAGATACATCGATCCTCGCAAGATTCGTCGTATTAAGAATATCAAAAAAGAAAGAACACCACAAGGTGTTGAAGTTGTAAAAGAGATCGAAGAATATTATCTTTACAACGACAAAGGAATTACAGAGCAAACAACACATGGTGTTAAACTGGCTCTTGATTCAGTGGTCTATGTTCCATCAGGATATGTAGATCCAAATACTGGTATGGCAATGTCTTATCTTCATAAGGCAATCAAACCAGTTAATCAATTAAAGATGATCGAGGATTCCCTTGTCATCTATCGTATCAGTCGTGCACCTGAACGAAGAATTTTTTATGTTGATGTGGGTAATTTACCTAAGTTGAAAGCAGAGCAGTATGTTACGGACATTATGAATAAGTTCCGTAACAAGATTGTTTATGATGCAACAACTGGTGAGACACGTGATGATCGTCGTCACTTATCAATGATGGAAGATTTCTGGATGCCTCGTCGTGAGGGTGGTAAGGGTACTGAGATTACTACACTTCCAGGTGGACAAAACTTAGGTGAGATTCAAGATATTGAATACTTCCAAGGTAAACTGTTTCACTCATTGAATGTACCAATTAGCCGACTACAACAGTCTTCTGGTTTTAGTATTGGTCGTTCACAAGAAATTACTCGTGATGAAGTTAAGTTTAATAAGTTTATTGTTAGACTGCGCAAGAAATTTAATGCATTATTTAACAACGCACTTCGTGTTCAGTTAATTTGTAAAGGTATTATCCGTCCAGATGAATGGGATGAACTTCGTGTTGGAATTAAATACGATTATATTGAAGATAATAACTACGCTGAACTCCGTGACAGTGAAATTATGCAAGCCAGAATGGGATTGTTACAAATAGTAGATCCATTCGTTGGTAAGTATTATTCACAAGACTGGGTTAAGAAAAACATTCTTCGTTTGGATGATAAAGAAATTAAAGACATCCAGAAAGAAATGAATAAAGAACAGGATATCATGATTCAGCAAGCAACTGTTCAAGGAGAACTTCAACAGGCAATGCAGCAACCAGCGATGGATGCCCAAGCTGAACAACAACAACAGGTAATGCAACAGCAACAAGCTGCTATGCAACAACCTCAGCAAGATCAAGGTGCTCAAGATCAACAAGAAGCTGATGCTGGCGCAGAACAAGACGCTGAACAAGATACACAACAGAGCAAAGGTAAGGTCACCAAATTAAAAACTGGTACTTGGCCAAATTAATAGGAGAATCTTATGAACGAAACAGTACAAAATTTAGTCCAAGCAATTAGAGCAGGTGATGCTCTTGAAACAGAAAATGCATTTACATTGGCAATGCAAGAAAAGTTATCTGCTAAATTAGATGACATGCGCCAGTCTGTTGCTCAAGGTATGTTTAATCAAGAAGTTGTTACTGAAGAATTAAGCGAAGCAACAGTACCATCCCTTGCACATTTAGCAGCTGATCATTATAATCATGTTAGTAGTAGTAGTGAGCATAACGATGAGGCTACTCCTAGACAACAAAGCTACCATAGAAGCAAAGCAAAAGAAATTCTTAAAAAAGTAGAACAACATCATGGTGCTGAAACTGCAAAACATGTAAAAAGCCATTCAGAAGATGCAGTTGAACATGATAATATGAGTGCTGGTGGTTCACCTGGATCACATAAGGAATTTGCTGATAAGCATTTAGGTGGTAAAGGTTCACCACAACATAAAGAATATCTGAAAAGATTAGATTACCATGGCTATGAAACTGGTTCTGATAGTGGTATGCATCACAACGATTAATAATGAACTATTCACAATTTACAAAATCTCTAAAACGATCTGATATCGTTGAAAGTATCAGATCATATCTTCAGTTAATCGAAAGAACTGAAGATGGTAAGGTTTTGATAAATGGTATTGAAACAGAATTTACGAGTTTAGAAGAAGCAAGACAATACATTAAACAAGACTATATTTCACATCAGTTA